GTGCGAACGTGTAGTAAATGGAGGTGGCCTGGTAGTAGTTGAACGGATTACACCCAAGCGACATGAGCTGGTCTCCGGCTACGGCTGAGCCGGACCACGAGGTCGTTGAGTAGTAAGCGTACTGTGACTTGATAAAGTCAATGCTCATCTCGTCCACGTTAGTGGCCGAGACCCCGCTGTGTACAACCACCTCGTTAGTGGATGCAAGTGAGATCGGGACAGCGTTAGAGCCACCATCGGCGCTTGCGATATACGCAAGAGCATTCCTGGCGACCCGCTGCGGCGGGTTGAGGACAAGGGGCTTTGAAAGCCCCATTGCCTTGGCAGACCGGGCGAGAACATCAGCGACCCATGAAACAGGAGCTGTCACAGAGCTGAGGAGAGGGATCTCGCTGAGAATGCCTGAGGCGGTAGAGAGGCGGTGGAGCGGCCCAGAAATCGGACCCACGCCAGACGCTTCTTGCTCGCCTTTGATGATCGGCTTCTTGGTGATCTTGAAGCCGGACTGAGCAATGGTTGCACCCGAGAAGACAGGGTTCTCAATGCTTGCCCAAAGAGTGTAAGGGCAAGTAGAGGGACCACTGCCAGCGACGAGCGCAGCCATGGGCTGAATCCAAAGGAAGCCAGCAGAAGGCGACCTGGTGGAGTCAGTCGTGTTGTACTTGTAGTGCGTAAACGCCGACGAGTACGGGATGACGATCTGAGCCGTGGTCTGAGTGGCTAGATCAATCTGAACGTTCGGGAGCTGCGAAACCTGCATGAGGTTGCATGCATGCGCCCTGTAAAACGCGGTTGCATTCGGGGTGTCAATGGAGTAACCACCCGTGGGACAAAACGCGAGTATGTAACGGCCCTGCTGGAAGCGGACGGCGTTAACAACCAGGGTGATGACAATGTCAGCCTTGATAAGGTTAACGCCGAGCAGCTTGTAGTAGGCTACCGGGTTATTACCCGATGTCCAAAGGTCGTGCGGCAAGCGGAACAAGTCGAGAACAGTAGAGTCGGTAGTTGCGAAACTACCACTCTTCAGCCGGAAAGGTTTGGCCAAGAAGTTCGCAATGTCTTGCGAACCCATTTGACTCACGGATTTGTAGAGCGGGGCAAGAACGTCAGTTCGTTCCACACGAGAGGAAGAAATGACGGACGTGTCGTTGAGGAGGTGCGTGGTGCCGAGTTGCTCCATCACTGTGGAGCGGGACTCGTTGACACCACTGAGTTGGACGATGTTTTCAGTCGCGTCACCGACCGTGTTTGTGTTTTCAGTAAGCTGAGTGTTTGAGAGACCAGGTAGCTCAACCTGGACCCCGAGTCGGGAGCTCTGGATATTGGTGGGGCTGCCACCTGCCCATCCTGAGCAGTAAGCCTAAATAGGCCAGGCCCTGCGCCGCGAACAACTAAAGATTGAGAACCGACAAATTTTCCTCAGTAGTTGACAAGCATGTCACGCAGGTGTTGGCTGTGTACGAGAATCCCTCGCCAGGGGACCCAAGGGCTTGGACCTACCCCACTGCGCCAAGGTGGGGATGAGGCCGGGACGTTCACTGATCGGTCGACCAGCCGCGCACAATCGCGCGGAGGGTTGACTGATCGCGGCCGTCGCCGAAATCGTTGCAGTCGAGCGTGCAACAGTTGATGATCGCCGACGACCAGTAGTCGAATACGTCGGGGCTGTGGAGCGAAAGCTCACGCAGCGTGTGCCTGCAGTTGCTCTTGAAGATCTCAACTGCATCTTTCTTCTTAGTCCACAGGACGGTCTCTAGAAGAGAGTCCAAGTCCTGTGGAGCCAAGAAGCGCACTGTATGTGGATCGTAGATGAACCGGCGCTTGAGAAACGTGACATCCCGAAGGAGCCGCATGCCACCAAGCGTGACGTCCTTGGTGTCGGACGTGTAGACGAGGCCCATCTCAGCCATGTATGCGCCAATGTTCACAGGGGTGAACTCGTGAACATATGCGTCGGAGACCGAGAAAACGTTGTCATCTCCAAGAACGAAGAGACAGACGTTATCGCGGAAATGGGGCAAGCTCGTAAGATCACCATCGTGCAGGCGAACCCATGCGTAGCGGAACGCAATGTGGTTGTAAATGCAGTTGATGATCGTGGTCATTGGGTGACCACTGGGCAGGCCACTACGCCACTCGCGTACACGATCTGCGCGAATGTGGTAGCTGTTGACAACGTCGAGCCACAAAATCTCGCGAACGACGCGAGGTTCTGAATCGGGCGGATCGCCGTACCAATCCTGAATATGCTTCAGGATGATGCGGTGAACGTCCGGGTGCTCTGTGAAGTCAAAGGCTTTGTAGTCGCCTGCTCCATAGTTGAGCTTGTCCTTGCCTCCCGCAACACTGATCATGCGGAGGGCAACATCGTTCCAATCGTCGTTGTAGACGTTGACTCCGATGGCGGTGCCGTTGGAGCCCTTGGCTTTGCTGAACGAATGCATGAACGCTCCGAAGTACATCCGGAACGCAGCGAGGTAAGCCATGGGGCAAGCAGAGATGAGGCGTGTAGCCTTGTCTTTGACTTTCTGGATGGGGCGACGTTCGTCCTTGAGGAAGTCCGTGTAGAGGGTAATGGGACGTTGGCCCCCACGCACAATGCTGAGCGTGGTGCCGATGTCGTCCAAGACCCGTCTTCCAAGACCACCAACCGGAAGAAAGTTCTCGTCAAAGGCGTCCCTTTTTGGGTGCGTGTACGGGTAGCCAAGCGCGGACGAGCGGTCCAAGGCACGGAAAGTGGGATCACCTTCTATGCCGCGCAGGGCTTCGGCGAGCGTGTACACGCGTCTCGGGACGAGAGGAGCGAGACAATCCGAAAAGTATGACGCGCATGCAGCATTGACAATGACCATGCTGCACTGCGATATGTCCACAAGGCCGACCTTCTTAAGGGCGGCTTCGTAAGCCGCTTCCGAGAGGTCCGCCGGGGCGTTCGGGGAGATGCGCGGGAAATTTGCCAGCAGCGCAGTAGTGCCTGGCTGCAGACCCTGGGTTGACACGATCCTCGTGGCGAGGTTCGTGTTGGTCGCCGGAAGAGCTGTGTGATACAGCTTGTCGAACGACTCCATGAACTCGTCGGGATCGTGGTCAACGCCAACGCCCTCGATGAGCTTCTCGAGAATCTCGCGAGAGAAAAGCGTGGCATAGCCGTAGCCGAAGTTGTCCCCAGCAAAGTGCATGCCAATCACGGGTTCTTCCACGGTGCCAGTAGCACGAAGAAGAGCACCGCAATCGCCTGACACTGTGCGGGCTTTGTAGCGAGCAACGTTCTTGACCGTAATGAGTCCCTCACACGTGCG